GCAGATAGGTCAAGGTCATAGCCTGTCGTTGGGTTGTCCGCGTCAGGGTAGCAAACAAACTTGGTCATCATAGCGCGGTATTTTCGTAGCCTACCTGCACGTCAACTGTAATGGCCTGCAAGCGGTCATTGATGCGCTTCATAATTGCGAAGGTGTTTGTCTGCACCACCACAGGGACGAGCGCACCTGACAACTCAATCCAGCATTCAGGGCTGTAAATCATCTCTTGAAGCCAACTGAACTCCGCATCCGATAGCCAATCGCTTTGTAGGTTGTAGGTATCGCGGTAGGTGACCGACCACTGCTTGTCAAATTGGTCATCGCCGTACACGCTGTTGTTGTATCCGTATGTTTGTCGGTTTACATTTACCGCCTGCCGATTCTTTTTTGTAAACGTGTAGCCATCCACTCCGCCGTACATATTGCGGAAGTAAACGCGCAGTTGGTCGTACCTCTCGCAATTGTCGATGGTGTAGGTGTAGATGCCTGTTCGTGATACTCCTGTAAATGTACCCGCAGTATTAAACGCCGCTCTAACGGTAATGCTTCCGCCTTGCGATGGAAAGTTAATAGCTCCCGCTTGTGTGTCGCTTGTTTGGCCCGATGTCAAATTGTACAAACCACGCGGGCCAGCGTTGATGAGCATTGAACAGCCGCTAACCGTGCCAGTGACAATGAAGTTGCGGCCTGTGCTATATTCTACACGAATACAAACGCCTGTCACGTTGGTGTCATTCATTACGATGCCGATGAAGTCATTTGTGCCACTGGTTACCGTGCTACTGGCAGGTCGATTGCTTATTGTCTTTTGCGCAATGGCATCTCCGCTTACCGTTTCTGCATAGTAGGTGGTCGGATTGGCAATGGCTGTGTTGTAGTTCTGCTGACGAAACGCCGCCTGCCACGCGATGACTGAACCTGTTGTTGTTCCTGTCGCCACCGTTGGTGGTGAACCGTACTCCTCGCGAAAGGTCAAGTTGGCCTTGACCGCATAGCCGCCCGACTGCCATCCGCTTGTGGTCTGCGGAACTGCTGGCAATATCAGCGTTTCAACAACCTTACTCACGCCAAAAAATCCGTAGCTTGTCGTTGGCAGTTTGTCGCACTTCAATCGTGCGCTTGCCGTGCTACCACTCACATCGCAGATATAGCGGAAGTTTGCGGATGCGGTTAGGTCACTGCTTACCACCACTACGTCAGAATTGCCGACAGGTAGAAGTGCGGGAAGGGAGGATACAATCGTTATGCTCATTTCTCAAATGTTGATAGCAATTTCAAACTTATTTGCTTGCCAGTTATGTCGGCAATAGTCACGGTCAATTCGTTCACCCGCTTGTCAGTCATCGTATCCGTGTAGAATGGTCGTGGCTCAATGCCTCGCCTTTTGATGGCTCGCGCTATGTTGTATGCCGCTCCATCTAACTCATCGGCTGGAACGCCAAGTGCTTTATCGACTATCCATTTTCTAATGTCAGCCACATCTTGTGCGCTTGGTTGAATTGACCTGAACGAATATGGTCTACCCCTATTATTTTGAACCCCATTAACTCCGTAGTTTACAAACTTCCAATAATCAGCACCTTCAAGGTCAATGCTTAATTGATTGCCATTTAGTTTAAATGGTGATGCGCCAAAACTTTGACGTAAGTTTAATGTTGCCTTTGCATCGTACTTGTCGATTGCGCCTTGCATATCTTTGATTAAATCAGCAAGCCATCGCAGTATTTGCATTTGCACATCCTTGCTATCGGTCAGGCTTACGGATTCGGTAACGTCCGAACCCTTGCTCGAAAGCTGACTGGTTAAACTTACATCGAACTTCATCAGCTATAAATACCACTCCCCGCAAATGTGTGCTATTGCAGGTCTTTCGCCAATCTCACGTAATTCATAAACTGCCGCGCTGGCATCGCAAACACCGCATCCATTTTGAGCGGGTCGCGTTTCGCTATCAGCACATACGCCACCCCCAGCCATCCATAGTCGGGTTTGGCTATTCCTTGGCCGCTGTCTTCTTCTTCGCCTCCGCGAAATAGGTCTGCATAATCTTCAACAAAGGTTCTGAATGACGCAAAAAAAAACAGGCAAAACCCCACACGTCAGCCATCTTCGCCTTCTTCATTGCCTCCGCCCTTTCCGCGTGTTTGCCACCATCATACGCCAATGTCTTGCCATACCAAGTGACCTCCCGCGTTAAACTGGCGAGCAGCAGGTGCAGATTGGCTACCACCTCCCTATCGCTGGTCAGCTGATAGTTTAGCAGTTCCATCATCTGCCCTGCGCTCATCTGGTCTATGAACCACTCCATCCTGTAACGCTTTCCGCCAATGCGAACCACCCGCTTGGCAGGTAGCATCGACAGCGCACCACACTCCTCATCAATGACTGCCGCCCTTGCGTTTAGCTGTTCAATCGTCCACCCTTCCACCGCACTCTGCTCCACGCCATCCACGATGCAGACAGTGTTGACCTTCTTGCGCAGGTTGCCCATATCAGGGTCAATGGCGGTCAGTTCTTGGAACTGGGCAACGGTTAGGCGGTTAAGCAATTTCATTGTATATGGTTATCAATGATTCAGCAACGCGGTCACTGCTGTAAAGGTCAATGTCACTTGGTGGTGCTAATACTTCCCTGCTGAGGATGCCGCCCGATGCGTTAAACTTGTAACTCAATACCGATTTGGCGCACATCCACGCTTCAATTGTCGTCCTGCCAATGAACAAACCGCAGGCGATGTAGCACGACTTGACCATCATCTCAATATTCGGGATTGGCTGATAGTAAATGATGTCGCGAGCCTTCCGCAGGTCGGATAAATAGTCGCCGTGGTCGTAGCCAATCAGCACAAACCGCTTGCCGTTGTCCTTCGCCCACTGCGATGCATCGTAAATCATCTGCTTGCGCATATAGTCAACCGTACCTGCCAACAGCACAAAGTCGTCCTCGGTCGTGTTCTCCTTGTTGAATTTAGACGAATCAACAGGATTGTATATGGTGCTGACCTTGTCCGAAGGGATGCCGTAGTTAGTGATGATGAATTCGCGCTCGTGACTGGCAATCGCAACGTAGTGCTTGATGCTGTCGTGCTTTACAGGTCGCTCCAAATCATAGACAATGCTGTGAATGGTCGTAACCTTCGGCGTTGTCGGGTATAGTTGGCACAGGTGTTCCGTGACTGGCTTGTGCTGGCAATGGATGATGTCAAACTGCTCATCGCCTGTCAACTGCGATAGTTCCACGACCTTGATGCCGTAAAATGCCGCCTCGCTGGTGATTGGCAGGTGGATGTACATACCTGCCACCGTTACATCAAAGCCTCGGCGTTTTAACTCCTTGGCCAAATACAGGCAGTACAATTCCGAGCCTGTGTACTGGCGAAAGAACAGGCATCCTATTAGTATCTTCATTGGTTCTTGATTTTGGCTGGATTTCCGTATGCCAACGCCTTGGCAGGTATTGACCGCGTCACGACTGAACCCGCGCCAATGGTCGCGCCTTCGCCTATTTCAACGCCGCAGACAATCGTAGCATTTGCGCCAATGTTGCAACCCTTGCGAAGTATTGTTTTCCTAAATCTGCCATTCTTCATCCAGTCGCCGTGTACGCTTGGCAGGTGGTCGTTAGTGGTCACTACATTCGGGCCGACAAACACATCATCCTCAATGGTGACGCCGTGATATATGAGCGCGTGGTTTTGGATTTTGCAGTTGTCGCCAATGGTGACGTTGTAGTCGATGTGTGCGCCCTCGCCAATGATGCAGTTGTCGCCAATCGTTGCACCTGTGCGGATGTGCGCGAATGCCCAAACGCGGCAGTTCTTGCCCAGCGTGACATTCTCCTCGATAATTGCTGTTGGGTGTATCATAACGCAAATCTACATAATTACGTACTTCCCGCCTGCACTTTGCGATAGCTTGTTGAGCGCAACGTAGCGCACCGCATCGATAGCGTGATTGTACTTGTCAATCGGCACTCCCAACGATGCACCCGTGCGGTCAGTATCCCAAGTGTAGTTGCGTAGTTCCTTGATGAGGTTCGTGCTTGTCTTGGTCACTTGAAGCGTGAACCGTTGCAGTATGTCGATGCTGTTGCGGATGCTGTCCTGTCCCTTCTGCGCGGCCTTGATGTTGAAGCCAAGGCGATGCACCTCCTCGATGCTTTTCGGCTCTGCTGAATCCGCGACAATCGCCCACGCCCGATTGATGCCGAACTCGCGCAACTTTGTCGCGATGTCTTGGTTCGTCAGATTATTGGCATACAGCAGTTCGTGAAGGGTCAGCGTATCGCCTGACCTGTACACCGCAACCAACGCTGTCGGGTCGTTGGTGTAGCCCCAGTCCAAGCCGAGCGCGACCAGTTTGGATGTCGTGTAGTTAATCTCATCCACCTGCGTCCAGTTGCTGAATATTACGCCCTGAACACTGCCCACCTGACCAAGACCGTACACCTTCCACCAGTTGGCCCAATAGGTGGATGTCGCGGCCTTCACCTCCGCCATCTCGATGTCTTTGCGTATCGTGTCAGGCAACGCTTCGTTGTCGCGGAAGGTCAGCACCAGTAATTCAGCATCATCCTCACGTAGCACCTCCGTATGCGCCCAAAATTCGTGCGTTGGGTTGTAGTCGATGTATATCGCTTCACTCGTTCTGATGGCTAACTGGTAGTACGATTCAAAGTCGATGTTGTTCGCTTCGTTGATGTAAAGCACCTGCCGCCTTGCGCCTCTGAGCCTTCCCTCGCTATCTGCGCTGAAAAACTCGATGGTGCTTCCGTTGGCGAAGTGGTAGGTCAGCAGGGTTTTGTTCCAGCGGTCAGCCGCCCAGCGTCCAGTCCACTGCATCACCTTGGCGAAGTCCTTGATCGCACCACGTCGCAGGTGCGGGACTGATTCAGATACTACGCTGATTTCGGTCTTGGCTTTTGCGGCTATGTTGATAAGCACAGCAAGGATGGCGATGGTTTTTCCGTTCCCCCACCAGTTGCCCAGTGGGGGTCAACATCCAGCAGATGTTCCGCCCTGAATGACTTTCTTCCGAGCGGCCACCTGCCGAATGCGTTTAATCGCTGTTGTGTATTTGAAGCTCAATCTGATTGCTTAATCTTCTCGATGTAAACCACCGCATCCATCAACTCCTCCTGCAGGTGTTGCAACCACTGGATCAGCGTCAGGTCATCCCTCTCCATCGTTGTGCCGTACTTCTCCTTGCCCTTTTCTGCTCTTGTCCTAAGTTGGGCAACAACGGCTTCGGTGATTGCGTCAGTCATTGAATAGAGGCTGCTCGATTTTGACGTCTGCGGTGATTTCTTGCTTGGGCAATCCGTAGACACGTGATAACAATGTTTCCAGCGAATAGAGCGTGCCTTTCTCCAGCGACTTGCGCATCGCCCCTGCTATCGTCTTTTCGAGGATTGTCGCGCTTGGGTTCTCGTACACGCCTTTCAGTTCCTCAATAGTCATGGCCATCATAGCTTGGATCGTGTCGTTGATTTCGCTGCGCTTGTATCCGTTTGCCGCCAGCGTCGTGACGTACTTGCGCGGCCTCCCATTCGGGTTGCCGCTGGTTCCCTTTTGAAATTGTGTATGTTCAGGAGGCGTTGGCATTTTCCCTGTTATTGCCCTGTTTTGTATGGTTGCCCATTGCGCTTGACTTCAAGGCTTGGGTCAAGTTTCATCATACGGTCAACGATGACCTGGCAGTACTTGGGGTCGTATTCAACCAAGTAAGCCTTGCGATTCATTTGATGACAAGCCACCATTGTGGTTCCGCTTCCACCAAAGCCGTCTGCAACAATATCTCCCTGCTTGGAACTATTGCCTATTTGATACCCAATTAGTGGAACTGGCTTCATTGTTGGATGTTCCTTGTTTTTAGATGGTCGGTCAAATTCAAGCACGGTTGTTTGTTTTCTCCCTCCTTTCCAAAAGTGACCAGACCCAACCTTCCAACCATAAAGACAAGGCTCGTGTTCTTTAACCCATTCCCACGATTCAGCGGAAACCCCTTCCAAACAAGATTCATGCTTCCATTGGTAGTCCTGACGACCCATAACTAAACAATTCTTTATCCAAACGAGGCATTGCTTTAATAATAAACCGCTTGCCATAAACTGATTTCTAAATTGAGTTTCAGGTGCGCCTGGTGGCGACCATACATACCAAGGCGAACCCGCCTTTGAGTAAGAATTTAATGCAGTAAAAAAATCGTACAAAAACTTATCAAAATCTTCATCTTTTTGTTTGTCATTTACGATTTTAAGTTTATCCTTTGTCTTTCCTTCATAGTCCACATTGTAGGGAGGGTCAGTCACAACAAGGTCAGCCATTTGATTGTCAAACAACTTTGCAAAAGTGTCGGTTTGCGTACTATCCCCGCAAAGCAGACGATGCCGACCAATTTCAAACAAATCACCCAGCACGATGTCGGTCGTGATTTGGTCGGGTATCTCGTAGTCATCCTCCTCCGCTTCCAATTCCTTCGGGTCGTCAAATGCAGGAATGTCAAGACCCCACTCCTCCAACTGCTCGGCATCCCACTCATTCGCCAGCATCTCCCAATCCCACTCCCCGAAGCCGACGTTGTCTTTGATGATAAACTGCCGCTGCTTATCCTCATCCCAGTCCACAATCTCAATAGGTACTTCCTTCCATCCTGCCTCCTTCATCGCCTTGAGCCTCATATTGCCGCCC